AAGTTATGGGTTTTGATGATACAAAAAACATGGCAGGAAAGTTAAGATCCGGCTGGGAATTAGTTAGAGCGGATGAATATCCAGAAGCTGATTACCCAACTATAAACGAAGGAAAATACGCAGGAGTGATTGCAGTAGGAGGCCTATTGCTGGCTAGGATACCAGAGGAAATCGCGAAATCTCGTGAAGAGTATTTCAAAAAGCAGACTCAAGATAAAGAGGAAGCAATTAAGAACGATATTCTAAAGGAACAGCACCCAAGTATGCCGTTCAATAGTGAGCGACAGACTCGTGTAACTTTTGGTGGTACAAAGAAAAGCTAATTATTTAGCAATTCCTAACCAACAAATTAACTTTAACTAACAAGGAAAATACTATGGCAAATGCAAGTACTACTGGATTTGGTTTTAGAGCTGTAATGACTGTTGGAAATACTCCAGCAACTTCAGGACAATCTGAATATCAAGTTCAAACAGCACCAGGCGTTGGTTTGTACAAAGGTGACCCTGCATCTATTCAAGATGCTTCAGGAGCACAAGGATATGCACAAGATGCATCTTTTACACTTACTGACGATGGTGGAGCAGGTGGAACAAGCTGGGCGAACAACGCTGATGCACTTTTAATAGGTGTATTAAACGGGTTCTTCTATATTGATTCAACTGGAAAACCTAAATTCGCTAATTCAGTTCCTGCTGGAACTACAACTAGCGTAGATTACAATACAGGTAGTAATAATATTACTGCTTTTGTAATCGATAACCCAAACCAAGAATATGTTGTTAAAGCAGATGCTGCTGTAACACAAGCTATGCTTGGTGCGGCTAATCAAATGAACAACTTAAGCTGGACTGCTTCAGATAATAAAGATGGTCAATCGATCACTCAATTAGATGTAAGTACTGCGGCTACAACAGGAATGTTTACTTTGGTAAGATCAGCGAATGACCCTGAAAATAATGACCTAACGGCTCCAGGTGCAAACGTTATCGTTACTATTGGTAAATCTTCAGCGTTGTACAACTAATAGCGAATAAGGAGATAATAAACTATGGCTATATCAAGAGCACAACTAGTTAAAGAACTAGAACCAGGTTTGAATGCTTTATTCGGTCTGGAATATCAATCATATGCTAATGAGCATGCTGAAATTTTCGATACAGAGACTTCAGACAGAGCTTTCGAAGAGGAAGTAATGTTATCTGGTTTCGCGAATGCAGCAGTAAAACCTGAAGGTCAAGGCGTGACTTACGACGATGCGCAAGAGACTTTCACAGCTCGTTACACTAACGAAACAATTGCTTTAGCGTTCTCAATCACTGAAGAAGCGATCGAAGACAACTTGTATGACAGACTTGCGTCTAGATATACAAAAGCTTTAGCAAGATCAATGGCTAACACAAAACAAGTCAAAGCAGCTGCTGTTTTAAACAATGCGTTTAACAGTAACTATGCTGGTGGTGACGGAGTAGAATTATGTTCTGCTGTTCACCCAACAATTGCTGGTACATTTTCAAATGAATTAGCAGTTTCAGCTGACTTGAATGAAACTTCATTAGAGCAGTCTTTAATTGACATTGCTGCGTTTACTGATGAAAGAGGCCTAAAAATTGCAGCTAAAGGAATGAAATTAATTATTCCTTCAGAGCTTCAATTTACTGCGGACAGACTTATGAAGTCTGACCAAAGAGTAGGAACAGCTGATAATGATATCAATGCTATCAAAAACATGGGAATGATTCCACAAGGTTATACTGTGAACCATTACCTAACTGATTCTGATGCATTCTTTATCAAAACAGATGTACCTAATGGTCTAAAACATTTCGTTAGATCACCTATCAAAACTTCAATGGAAGGTGATTTCGATTCTGGTAACATGAGATACAAAGCTAGAGAGAGATACGTATTTGGTTTCTCTGATCCTAGAGGTATCTTCGGATCACCAGGAGCATAATAACAAAATAAATAAAAAGGGGCTTTCGAGCCCCTTTTTTTAATGATAAGGTGTGAATATGAAAAAACTTCTAATCAATATCTGGGCTTATGATCATCATGCTAAATTTGAAATTTTAGCAGACGATAACGCTGAAGCTGTTGAAAAAGCTATACTTGACAAACTAGGAGAAAAAAGTATAAAATGGGAAGATCTCGGAAAAAACTATAATTCCGAGTTAAATCGTATAACTTTTGAGGAGGTTATAAATGATACAAGACCTATACAAAGCAAAAAGGTCCTTGGAGTTGAAGTGGGAACAAGAGCATCTGGATAATAACAGATATACTCTTGAGATGGTTAGAATTGACGATAAAGTCAGAGAAATCATCACAAAAATAAAGCTGGAAGAAGCAGCTATTGCCCACAAACAAAACAGAATAGAAGCTGTTACTCCAGAAGTTTCAGTAGCTTCTTAAGTAAAAGCTACATCGTTGGAAAAATCCAATCTGTACCGTAGGCCCTCTTGCACTCTACTTAAAAATAATATATAAATTACTAACTATACATTAATTAAAATTAAATGTAGACGCGTATAGTCGACAATTTCTAGGGACTACATTTAAATATTCTAGGAGGAATATAAAATGGCAAACACTACTTTTTCGGGACCAATAAAAGCCGGAACAATAAAAGACACAACAGGTACAACACTTGGAACAGATGTAAAAAATACTGGTCAAGTTGTAATGGTACAATCACAAGCTATTACTCAAGCAGATGGAACAACTAATATTGTTATTCCTGCTAATTCACAAATTTTAGATATTGAATTATCAGTAACTACAGTTTGGAATGGAGTAGCAACTACAGCTGGTTTAGGTTGGACTGGCGATGCAACTGCATTAACAGCAGCTGCAGGAGTAGCAGGTGGAACACTTGGTATTGTAGAAGCTGGGCCAGGTGCAGATGCAACTAGAGTTGGAAACTGGGCTGATGTTGGAACTACTGATAGAAGAATTCTTGTAACTAACACTAATACAGGTGCTGGTGAAGGTTTTTTAACTGTTAGATACGTTCAAAATAATAACTTAAGCTAATAAAATATAAGGGCTCCTTCGGGAGCCCTAAAAATTTAGGAGAATAAAATGAGCTATAAAAGCGATATACAAGCTACAAGATCAGCCGCAGCTGCAGGAGCTACAGCAATCATAGCACAACCTATTAGATTAAGAGGTATAATAATTGCTTCTGATGGAGTTGGTGCAGGATTATTAGAATTAACTACTACATCAAATACTGGAACAACTTTATTTATTGGAGATGTACCACAAGGTGATGTAATTAATTTTTCTTTTCCAGAAGATGGAATTTTATTTCCAAAAGGAATATTCTGCAAAACTAAAACTAATGTTGCAGCTTATACATTATTAACAGATAAATATTCGGCTCCAGGTTTAACAACATAGGAAAATAGTTAATGGCAACTATTACTTATACAGTCACCGTAGCTTCGGGACAGAATGCTTTTGGTACCGGTAATAAATTTTATATTAACGGTGACGTAAGTCCTGTTCTTTATTTACAAGAAGGCAATACATATATATTTGATACTTCTGACTCAAGTAATGCAGGTAATACATTAGCATTTTCAAAAACTAAAGACGGAACAAACACTGCAGGTGGTGTTGCTTACACAAACGGTGTAACTACAAATGGAACAGCAGGATCTTCTGGATCCAACACAACCATTATCGTCGGTCCAGTAAAATCTATTGAAGCTCCATTATTATTTTATTATTCAGCGGCAACCGCGGGTATGGGTAATGCAGCGCAACCAATTGAATCTACTTCAGAAACTACAGAATTTAATCCTCAAATAGATGATATAATAGAAGAGGCTTATGAGAGAACAGGTGTAGGAGGAACTAGAACAGGTTATCATTTAAAATCAGCTAGAAGATCTCTTAATATTATGTTTCAAGAATGGGGCAACAGAGGTGTTCATTTATGGAAAGTTAAATTAGCAAAAGTACCTTTAGTATTAGGACAAGCAGAATATAATTTTGCTTCTGATTCAGCTAATTTTCCAAGTGATATTAGTGATGTATTAGAAGCTTTTTATAGAAATAATACTGATACAGCAAATCCACAAGATATTTCATTAACTAAAATAGATAGATCTACTTATTCTCAAACACCTAATAAATTAGCTAAAGGAACTCCTTCACAATATTATGTAGATAGAAAAGTTTCTCCAAGTATATTTTTATACACTACACCAAGTGCAAGTGTATCAAGCACAACAACACCATCAAATTATCAATTTTGTTTTTATTATGTTTCTAAAGTACAAGATGTAGGTTCTTACACAAATACTGCAGATGTAGTAAATAGATTTTATCCATGTATGATGTCAGGTCTTGCATATTATTTAAGTATGAAATTTTCTCCTGAACGAACAATGGAACTTGAAAGAATTTATGAAGGTGAAATGGCAAGAGCTTTAGATGCAGATAATCAAGGTACATCTAGTTTCATATCACCACAAACATTTTATGGAGATGGTGTATAATGGGTAAGTATGCATCGGGTAAAAACGCATTAGCAATTTCTGATAGATCAGGAATGCAATTTAAATATTCTGAAATGGTTAGAGAATGGAATGGTTCTTTAGTTCATTATTCAGAGTATGAAGCTAAACAACCGCAATTAGAACCTAGACCAGTAGGAAGTGATCCTCAAGCATTATTTAATCCAAGACCTCAACCTGCATCAGTTGCAAGTTTAATTTTATTAAATAATAATCCATTCACAACTGTAATTTACAGTGGTA